GTTGATAATCCTGCCAAACTAATATTAGTAGTTTGATTTAAATTGCAAGATTCAGCTACATCATTTTTTAATGACAGTCCTCCTGTTCCACCTGCTCCAGAATGATTTGGTATTACTGGTATTGACATTATTCAGCATCTCTTATTGCTATATAGTCTGCTAATTCAGCATCTACTTCAACTACTTGTGCTTCAAGACTTGCTTTTCTTTCTTCTGCTTGTGAAATTGCTTCATCAACTGATTTAACATCAGTATAATCTAATACTTCCACATCTTTACCTGCAGCGTCTTTCATCATTCGTGTATGTTTGATTTCAACCATTTTAACTTCTGCTGATTCTACTGCTTTTTCTGCGATTATTCTAGCCATTTAACTTTTCCTCTAATTTGTTTATTTGTTGTTGTTGTTCTTGAACTGCTTTAATTAATACAGCAGTTAATTTTTCATAATCCAAAGTTTTTATTTCTTTATCAAAATGTTTCTTATCTTTTACGATTTCAGGTATTACTTCTTCTACTTCTTGTGCAATAAATCCTATATCGTGAGTATCATCTTTTTTCCAATCATATTGTTTTGGATTTAATTTCATAATAGTTTCTAATCCATAATTAATGTCTTCAATATTGGTTTTTAATCTTTTGTCTGAAGGTGTTGTAGAAAATGCTACTACATCTCTATCTACATGTAGATCTCCATCACTATCTAATACCATTTCTTCAGTATTGTCAGTATAAAAACATAAATCATGAGATGAATTTTTATAAGCAATTCTACCTGCATCATAATCTCCATTATCACCAAATACTAAATAAGCAATAGAACTATCCCCTGCTTGTATAGCAATACCACCATTTGAATTAGATACTGTTTGTATTTGATATGTTGTGCTAACACTTGATGCTTGTGTACCATCTTTTTTTACTGTGAACAATGCACCAGGTACAGTCGTACCAACTCCAATGTTTCCACCACCAGTATTTTGTAATGCTAATGTTCCTCTTAGTGAGTTAATTCTTACATTACCATCATAATGTTCAATTCTAAATTGTTCAGCATCACTTGCAGATGTGTTTTTACTTTGGAATATATAGGCATGGTCATATCCTTCTGAAATAATAATAGGAGGACTTCCACTTCCAGTTGTATGTCTAAATCTTGCAGTACCTCTTCTGTTACTATCATCATCAACAACATCTAAAGCATATCTACTTGCACCTCTTGCATGATCTCCATCAATTCTTACGACTGAGTCTGTACTACCATTACTATTAATAGTGAGCTTGTGTGTTGTTGATGTGGTACCAATACCAATATCTCCATTACTATCAATAACCATTCTTTGGCTTGACTTTAAATCGTCGCTATCAGCAAATACAAAAAGACCGCTATTATCAGGAACTCCCATTCTTAAAGCTCTTACACCTGGTCTTTCAAGTTTTATAGCTACTGGATTACCTGATAAATGTAGTAAGGTGTCAGGATCATTATGTCCTATTGCCACACGATCAGTTGATCCTTCAATAAATAATGTATTGGCATTATTGTTAGTTTCAATTCTAAAGTCGCAGTCTTTACTATGTTCATTAAACACTACATTAGAATTATATACTCCAAATGTGTTAATGTCTGCACCATAAAAATAATCTCCTCTTCCATTACCTACTTCTTCCCCTGTAACACTTGGACTGGATTCTTGTGTTAATGGATTTTCAATACTCCAATAAGGATTATATTTATCTCTTGTAAACATAACACGCATGTTTTGAGTATTTTCTGCCTGACTTGAGCTAATATCAAAATATGCTTGTAGTTCTGTTGTAGATCCAGTTTCTATAATTCTGACTTTTGTAATATCATTTGTTCTGTTAACAATATTACACCTGTTTAAATTACCACTCCAATCTACTTCAAAGTCGCAGGTAAATGTTCTTGGACTGAAATATCCGCCAGTAAATCCAATGCTGATTGATCCACCACCTCTTGCGTTTGCAATAGAAGCACTTGCTATTGTATACCAGCCTGATGCTGTAGGACTTGTTACAATTGCATAATCTGTGACTAAAACACTTCTGCTTCTATTACTTCCCATAGCATCACCAAGATTAATAGGAATTTTTGCAGAGTCTATAATA